ATTACATTAAATCATATTATAATTATATCATTTTTTAAGCATTTTATATTCAGATATGATATATTCTTTTATTTTATTTATTCCTTTTTCAGGGTAATAATGATAATAATTACTATTAAATATCATTCGCCATAGTTTAGATACATAATTGCATTTGCAAATAAATACTAATCCAGATACATTAGGGCACAAATCTTTACTCAGATATCTTAGTTCATTATTCAAATCAACGCTATATAGATATTTGGTTTTCTCATATAAATCATAGATATATTTTGATTTTTTAATATTGCTTAAAAATGTTTTGTATAATTCAGGAATTATCAAACTTCGCATTTTATCACTATAGAAAGTATGAAGAGTTTTTATGCCATCTCTTGAAAAATGTTCGCTGTAATGTTTAATAATGAATGACAATTCAATAAAAGTTTCAAAATCTATGCTATATATACTATTAGATATAGTATTAACGATGTCAATATCTAAAGTAATACTTGCAATATTAATACTATTCATATATATATCATCATATTCACATGGTGATAATAATATTAAATTGTCTAAAATATTTGTATAATCATATATCATATCTTTCATTAAATAGTTATGAATATTTGATTTATGTCTATATGGTTGCTTTATGGTATTGCGATAATAATTATCAATTATGAAAGTATCTTTAATTCTTTTTATGATAATTTCATATAAAATCTTGCATGTTTCTTGTGACTTATATTTATTATTAAAGATAGTTAAAGTATCATTATTATTAATAGCAGATAGAAGATTGCAAACATTTAATTCAATAGAACCGTTGTTATTTGTAGAGTAATATACATCACTTTTGAAATTATTATAAAATCTCAAATATATATATTTTTTATAATTGAATGATTGCATAAACTCATTAATATTGAATAGTATTAATTCATAATAGTCACCGTGCGCCAATTTATATGCTTCAATATCTTCACATATACTTTCAACTTTTAGCGCCTTTTCATATTCATAACTTGCAATATAATTATTATAATCTTCAAATACTTCATCCTTTTCATTTATATTTTTTTGCTCTTCAAGATATTCTTTAATAATGGCATTATTAAGGTCATCAGTTAAAATATTATTAAAATATTCTGACATATTATACTAATATAGTATCTTTGTTATAGATTTTGATATTGATATTATAATCATTTTTTATATATTTGATTTGTCTAATAAAAAAATGATATAGATAACTTAAATATTTAACTATATCATAATTGTAATACATAAACTTAAAATGAAATCTCTAATTATTGTTGAAAGTTTCACAAAAACAAAAACAATCAAGAAATATTTAGGAGATTCTGATGTTGTTGTTACATTTTCAGGAGGGCATATTTATAATTTACCTAAAGATACTTTAGGATTTGATACAAATACTTGGGATATTAGTTATGTTCCAACAAATCCAAGCATTATTAAGAATATTAAAGAGTTAGCAAAAAATGCAGACGTTATATATTTGGCAGCCGACCCCGATTTAGAAGGGGAAGCAATCGCATATAGTCTAAAAAAATGTTTAAGTAATATTATTAAAGACAAAGTATGTCACCGTATAACATTTAACGAGATTACTAAAAATGCGGTTGTAAATGCTATAGAAAATCCAAGAAGTATAGATATGGATAAAGTGAACGCACAAGAAACGCGACGTATAGTTGATAGATTAATTGGATATAAGGTATCTCCTGTATTATGGAGCAAGTTTAACAAAAATTATCTTAGTGCAGGGAGAGTTCAGATTGCTGGACTTATTATATGCATTAATCAAAGAACAAGAATTATTAACAAAGAAATAATTCCATACTGGACTATTGAATGTAAATTTAGTATTAGCAAAGACTTAGAAATATTAGGAACATTAAATGTATGCGCAGATGAGAAAGATAATAAGGATAAATTAGTAGAATATAAAATCAAGGATATAAATACTGTTAAGGAAATTTTAAATAATTTGAGAATTAATACAAAATATAAAATATGTCATGAAGAAAAAATAAGAAATATAAGTCCTCCTCCACCATATACTACAACAACACTTCAACAAGATGCTTATAATAAATGCAGATTTAATTCAAAGACTACTATGAAATTAGCGCAAGATTTATATGAGCATGGACATATCACTTATATGCGCACCGATTCTACAATTATAGGGGAAGATGCAAAAAAGATGATTTTATCATATATTAGAGAAACGTATGATACGCCGTCTTCATCATTTGCAAAATATAGAACTTATAAAACTAAAATAGCGAACGCACAAGAAGCACACGAGGCAGTTAGAATTACAAACCCAAAATACAAAACTATATTATTTGAAGGTTCTACAAAAAATCATGATAAGTTATATGAACTTATATGGAATAGGACAGTTGCATCACTTATGACAGATGCGGTATATATTGATATCTATATTAAATTTATTTTAGATAAATCAGATAAATCTGATAAATCTGATAAATCCGAATATATATTTTGCGCTACTAAGTCATTTTTGAAAGAGTTAGGGTTTACTGTATTATATAATAATAAATTAGAGAGTCAAGAAGAGTTTCTAAATATTATTAAAAATAATAATTATACTGCAATTGCAAAAGAGTATTTATCACAAGGAACAATAGATAATATCCCCTCGTTATATAATGAAGTTCAGTTAATTAAAGAATTAGAAAAAGAAGGAATAGGAAGACCCTCTACATATTCATCAATTATTGACAAACTTTTAGAAAAAAAGTATGTTGAAATAGGAACAAACCCGCAACAAGAATATGAGATTGAATGTTTTAAAAAGAAGAAGGACCTTGTTATATCTACAAAGAAAATTAATCTTGGTGGGAAACAAAAAGACCTGCTAGTTCCTACAGAATTAGGTTTAGAAGTTATAAAATATATATATGAAATATTTCCTTATTTATGCGATTTAAAATTTACATCTAAAATGGAGGATGAACTAGATAAAATTATAAATGCAAAAATGACCAAAGATGTTATTTTGAATGAATTATATGGAAAAATCAAGTTTTCTGTTGAAACTGCGAATGTGTGTGGTGGTATAGGCGGAGAAGAAAAGAATGTAAACAAGGAGAAGAAAACAGGTATTCTTACAACACGTTATGGCATCTGTTATTACAATAAGGAATTAGATAAATATACTAATATTGAACCTTATCTTAAATGGAAAAAGAAAAGTAAAGATGAATTAACAGAAGAAGAAATACAATTTATAGGTTCTCTCCCAAAACCAATAGAATATTTAGGAAAAAAATATAATTTACATTTAGGTAAATATGGCATTTACTTAAAAGATAATAAAAACAATAATCATAAACTAGATAAAAAATTATGGAATAATTATTGTTAATCATATGCTGACAATCCTTTCTTGCCATATTTAAACCATGATGTAATATATTTATCTGAAAAATTAGGATGAATTGTATCATTATGATAATCAATATCAATACAATTATCTATCATCTTTTCGCATTTTTTACAAAACCATTTTAAATTATTATTCATATATTATTATATATATAATATATATAATATATATAATATATATTTAAATGCTTTATTTTTTATGTTTGAATGCTAATTGCATTAAATTACGATGGAGATACCATTTGCATATTTAATATCTGCTATTTTTTTATACACTATATCTTTCCAATATTCATAACATATTAAATCTTTATTGGGTTCTTTGTAAACTAAATTTAAGTTATCATCATGTAGCATATTTGCCATTTCATCAATATTACTATAAATCATATTAGTTGTAAATATATTTTTATATAACTCATTTACATTTGATATAGGTATAGTTCCTAGACCTATTGCTTCATAATTTCTATAGCAATCGTCTCTATCTCCAATAGGAGAAAGTATAAATTTTGCTTGCACAATTTCTATCCAAAATTGCGTAGATGAAATTCTAGGAATTATTGGTAATTTCAGTCTACACGGGTTTGTAGTATAATTTAGAGGTAAATGAATTAAATTGTTAGGTTTACCTTCAATTTTGCAATAATATAAAAATGTTGCATATGCATAAACACTATCAATATTTAGCCCAAAAGGGAATGCTAAATATTTATCGCTATTATCATATATAGGATTTTGAGATACCCATAGTAAAACATTTTTATGTTCCAAAATCTTATCAGTTAGTTCATTAGGAGTTGGGTTTTGAACTTGACCTGTTGTTAATATTATTTTTTTATCTATTTTCTCTAATATTTCATTTAAAAAATTACTCAAATAATCTATTCCGCAATGCACAATATCATAGTCTTTAATTTGCGAGAAGTCTTTATTAATTAATAAATCATTTTTATTAATTACACCTTGTTCAGGTAACTGATGTTCTGGTTTATAATAATGGTCGCACATATATATTAATGAGTTTGGATTTAATAAAAGTTTTTGACTTTTAGGAATGTCTAATGTATCATTTTCAATTAATTCACTTATTTCTTTCATTAATAATTCATAATACATTTAAAATATCTTAGTATAATAATTATTATTTAGTTTTATATAAATTTATTTCTTAGATTTTAGATTTTTATTAAGTTTATTGAGTTCAAATGCTATATTAGATAATGATGTTGCAATAGAAACCCCATATTCATCAGTTAAGAAATTATTAAAAACATTATATAAATCTTCAGATGTCAAACCTTGTTCATCATACTCATCTTCATCGTCTTCATCGTCTTCATCGTCTTCATCGTCTTCATCGTCTTCATCGTCTTCATCGTCTTCGTCATCTTCGTCATCTTCATCGTCTTCGTCATCTTCGTCATCTTTGTCATCTTCGTCATCTTCGTCATCTTCGTCATCTTCTTCTTCAATATTTTCGATATTTTTAATTTTATCTTTTTCTTCTTGAATCTTATTGACTGTCTTATCAGAACATTCTGAAATATCTACACTTTCATCATCTTCTTTGATAGTGCATCTAGAAGATTTTTTATTTTTTTTAGACACTTTTTGCAAATTTTGCATGCTACTTAAAAATGACATAATATCAATATTATTCAAATTTTCTTTGCTCATATTCTCCTATTTTATTATATTGATAATATTTCTTATATATATTTTTTTTATAAATTATTATATTAAGAGATTAATAATGTTTAATTATTTCTTATACTTTACAGGTATTTTGATTGGTATTTTTCTAATACTTATTATAATATCTGATAAGGGAGATTTTAAAACATTATTTAAAAGTTCAAAAGAATACTTTAATGATAAATACGAAAATACAGATATAGTTATGGTATCTGCTAATAATGTTAAGAATGATATTGATAAATTTATAAAAACAGATTTAGTTAAGGTATCTATTTTTAAAGAAGATAGCACATCTATTAAGGAAGAATCAGATGATGCAAATGTTGTATTAAATAATAGTAATATTATTGATAAATTTAATTTTATTAAATTATTGAAAAAAAGAGAGATGAAAGTATTGATTACCTCGTATAACAAGGATAATATTAATAATTTAGAGTGGTATACAGATAACAAAAAATACAATAATAATATTATGCTTAAACTAAGCAACGATGACATTATAAAAGAATTCAATAATCTCAATCCTTTAGTCAACGGATACAATATACAAAATGTAAGCATAGAAGGACCATCAAATATTATAATGTATAATAATGAAAAAATCATAAATAAATTTTCAATATTATTTATGTTTATTCATAAAAAATTTCATAGTAAAATTAATAATTTATTTATAATTTATGGTGCTGATAGCAAAAATATAGTAATTAATATTAAAGAGAAGGATTATAATAATGATTATTTTAAAATTAAAAATAATATGAATGATAATAGTGATTTAAATGATGATTATGATACAAATAATATTAATAAAAGTATAAATTTATTAAACAATTATCATTATTATGAAAATCATGATATATTATCAAAGAATGCCAAAGAGCAAAAATCTTATAAACTTTCATATTTTGAAAAATTATATACAATTGAAATCATAATAGACGACAGTTTATATAATATTCATGATATTAATTTGGAAACATTAAAGGATGATATAATATTCTTTGGTCTAACTATGAATATGGATGATGTCGTGTTTCACTTGAATAATACAAAATATGAATTTAAAAGAAATACTGCAAAGGGAATTAAAGTTAGCAATATTCCTTTTATAATTAATAAAAATAAAAGTTGTGAGATTGTTTTATACAGTTTTGCTTATTTAAATGAAGCAATTAGCAATAAAGATTTGGAAACTTTCAAACTATATAATAAATATAAATTGCACGGGATTGATACAACTAAATATGTATAAATTGCAATAGATATAGATAAAAAATAAATGTAATATGAAAAGTAATAATATATAAAACTAAAACTCCTATTTATAAATAAATGATTAAGGCTGCTATTTTTATTTTAACACAAAACACTATTGAAAGGAAGGTATATTTAAAAACAAGTTTGTATTTCCTTTTTAAAAACTTTAATGCAAAATATAAATATCCTGTAATTATCTTACACGAAGGAGATTATACAGAATATGCAAAAAAAGAAATTTTGACTGGAATACGAAGTGAATGTCGTCATTTAGTATCATTTAAACAAATAGATGGAGAAGATTTTTGTATTCCTGAACATATTGATAATGATAAAATGAATAGTATTATAGACCTTCATATTGTTCCTTATTGGCGCAATCAAACATATCGTTCTATGTGCTATTTTTGGTTGAAACACTTTTATAAATATACAAAAGGATATGATTATGTAATGCGTATTGACGATGATAGTATTATTGAAGAACCAATTAAATATGATTTATTTGAATTAATGAGTAACAAAGAATATATCTATTTATCTAATATAATACATCTCGATTGTAGTCTTTGCAATTATGGAATGAAAGATTTTTTTCTAAAACATTACGAAGGTAAAGAGGAAAAAATCAACGAATTATTTATGAACCATAAATTATCAAATGATAGTGAATATTTTAATAATTTTAAGAAACTTTATAAAAAAATTAATAATATTGAATATGAAGAAGAATCAGTCGAATTAAATATGCCGTTTATGTATTATAATAATTTTAATATTATAGATGTAAATATTTGGAATAAACAAGAGATACAAGATATTGTAGATAAGATTGATGAACAAGGTTATATATTTTATTGTAGATGGGGAGATGCTCCTTTACAAACAATTATTCTATCTCTATATGATAGCAGTAGAATTTCAAAGGTAAATTTTAAATATAGCAAACGATTGCAACGCGAATCATTTAAAGATGATGTTTCAAACCTTCATTCCTATATGCCAAATAATTATGAACATAATAGTTGCGTTGTTAAGAATGCATAAGCAATTTTAATTAAAAAAATAATTAAAAAATATAATATTATAATCTAATAGAATTTACATATTAGAAACTATACTTATCACTTGATAAATCGGCGTAATCTTCTTTTTTTGTATAATTAGCATTCGAATTGCTAGTATTCGCAATTTCAGTTTCATAAAAATAGTAGAATATTTTGAGTTGTTTGAGCATATTTATAATATATATTATATATATTATTTTTATATATATATTATAAAAATGATAATATATAAAATTATATTATATATATATAAATAATATGAATTTTAATATACCAGATATAAATAAGGACCCAATCGGATTTATTAAAAAAAATAAAAAGAAAGATATCATAGAGTTTTTAATAATGGCAGATGATGCTTTTTTTAATAATGATGAGGATTTAATTAAAGATGATGTATATGATATTATTAAAAAGTATGTTGAAAGTAAATATCCGAAGGATAAATATTTTAAGCGGGTTGGTGCAGATGTTAAAAACAAGGTAATGCTTCCATATTATATGGGTTCGCAAAATAAAATCAAAGATAGTGAAGAAGAGCTTACAAAATACAAAGCAAAATATGTGGGTCCTTATGTAGTCAGCGATAAATTAGATGGTGTTAGTTGCCTTATCATATATGAAAATAATATAATTAAAATATACACTCGTGGTAATGGAACAGAAGGGCAAGATATAACGCATATATTAGAATATGTTAATGGTATCCCTAAACTAGTTAATGCGGATATAGCGGTTCGTGGTGAATTAATTATTTCAAAGAGTAATTGGGATGTTTTAGGAACTATAGGAAAGCAAGGAGCAAACCCTCGCAATACCTTATCTGGTGCTATAAATAGTGATATTCTAAACAAAGATATATTGTCAAAAATAGATTTTGTAGCATATTCGCTAATTAATCCTAAAATTAGTAATGGATTTCCTATGTTACTCGAAAAAAACTTTAAGGTTGTTAACAATACAGAATTAAATACTTTTGATTTAACATTACTATCAAATATACTACAAGATAGGCGTTTGAATGGTGAATATGTAATAGATGGGATTGTTGTAAATGATATTAGCAAATATCATGAAATTATTAAAGATAAGAACCCAGAACATTCTTTCGCTTTTAAATCTATGCATACACTCGAACAAGTTGAAGTTATAGTTACAAAAGTCAAATGGAATGTATCAAAGGATATGTATATGAAACCTATTGTGATGTTTAATGAAATTGATTTAGACGGTGTAAAGATAAAGCAGGCAACAGGTTTTAACGGCGCATATATAGAAAAGAATATTATTGGACCATGTTCTCGAATAATAATAATTCGCTCTGGTAATGTAATACCTCATATACAGAATGTTTTAACGCAATCTGCGAATGGAACTCCTAGTATGCCAGGGATTGAGGGAATAGATTATAAATGGAATGATACGCACGTAGATATAATGATGATTAATAAGGTTGGAGATAAAAATAGAGATTGTGATATTAAAAATCTAATATATTTTATGAAAACTGCTAGCATAGAAAATATGGGACCTGGAAATATATCTAAAATATATGATGCTGGGTTTGATAATATTAAAAAGATTGCAAATATAACTAAACCGGATTTATTAAAAATTAATGGTTTTAAGGAAAAAACCGCAGATAATATTATTAATGCCCTTGCCGAAATAAAGAATATTGATTGCTTAATTTTAATGGATGCTTCTAATATTATGGGACGTGGATTTAGTTATAAAAAAATCAAATTAATAACTGACGCTTTCCCATCTATATTGCTTCATGATAAAAAGAGTAGGACAGTAACATCTAAACTAAATGTTGAAGATTTGATGGGTGTTGAAGGTATAGCAGATGTTTCAGCAAAATTATTTTTAAATAATCTGCCAAAGTTTTATGATTTTTATGATAATTTAGGTTTTAAGTGTAAAGGAGAAACTAAGAATGTTGGTTCTAATGTTGCGGTAATTAATACAAAAATATCAGACAAATCATTTGTATTTACTGGGTTTAGAGATAAAGTTTTAGAGACCAACATTATAAGAATGGGTGGTCTTATAAAAACTACAATTAGTAAAAATACGGATTATCTTGTAGTTGCAGACTTAAATGATGATAGTGCAAAGGCGATTAAAGCGCGAAGTATTGGTGTTCCATTAATATTAAGGAATAATAATTTATTTATATAAATAGTTTATTAAAAAATGATTATATAAACCTTATAATTTTCTTATAACTATAATAAATGGAGTTCTGTGAAATATGCGATAATATGCTATATGTCAAGACTAATGACAAAAATATGCTTGTAAAATATTGCAAGCACTGTGAGTTTGAAAAGGTCGAAACAAATAATACTCATGCTATTAAAATTTCAAAAACTATTTATAGCGAAGATGATTTGTTATATAATCAGCATGTAAATAAATATCTACGTTTTGACCCTACTTTGCGTCGCATTAATGACCCTCATATTTCTTGCAATAATGATAAATGTATAGAAGAAAATGCTAATAAGCAAATTATATATATTAAATATGATTCAAAAAATATGAAGTATCTATATGTATGCGATAATTGCGGTAAAGCGTGGAAACAAGTTAATTCAAATTAAATGAAATTATTATTAAATAATTGATATATAAAAATAAAAAATGATATTATTATAATAGACTTTAAAGAGCAATTAAACACATAATGTCTCTTGTATATAAAGCTGCGAATATAGAGGATGTAAGTAAAATCAACGATTTATTAAAAAAAGAGGATAAAATATCAAAACCAATTATGACAATTTATGAGTTTGATAAAATTATGGGGATGCGAACACAGCAGTTAGCATCAGGAGCGCCTCCCTTTGTAAATATTGAAGGTGGTAAATTAGTGGTTAGTAGTAATATGGAACTACGTAATATAGCATTACGAGAACTAGAAGAGGGACGATTGCCTTATATTATTGAGAGAGTTCTTTCAAATAAAAAGAAAGAGTATTATCGTATTAGCGATTTAAATCTTGTAGCTATTCGTGATAGAATGCGCAAGTAACGCAAGTAACGCAAGTAACGCAAGTAACGCGAATAACACGAGATACTTATACGAGTTATAAGTATATTAAATTTACATCATTTTATTTTTTTATCATTATATTTATAAGAAGGACTGATATAATGAAGGATAATATAATTTTCAAATTATTAAGCAAAGATCACATTTGTGGCAAAACAAGGAATATTTATATCAAAATGAATAAAAATAGTTCACGAATTACTAAAACAAAGTTTATTAAATATAAAGGTGACTTTGTTAAATTAACTACCTTTTTAAAAGAATATAAAAAGAAGAAGCAACACAATAATTATAAAAATAATGTAACAATAATTAATAATATTAATGATATAAAAGACCTTAAAATAAGAAAACTTTATAAAAAAAATGCAAAGATATATATATTTACTGAAAATAATAAAAAGGGAGGAGGAGATTTTAGAACTGAAGTACTAAGAAATAGTGACCCAGGTATACAAAGAGAAATTTTAAGTCAACTAAATGATAATATTGAAATTAAATATAATAAAATAGATGATATTATAGATGATATAGATGTAGTGGAAAATCATGATGCAATATTTGAAATAGTAAATAATTTATGGTATAATATCAATATAAATGGAACACCCTTTTGTATAAGACCTTTTATAAAATACAAGAGATATGACCATATTATAATAGATTTTTATTTTAGTATTAATGATAGTAGACGATGGGAGAATTATGATTTATTATCTAGAAAATGGAACGAGTTAGGTATTGCAGGAAGTGCTTACGGTGGTAGAAAATGGATTAAAATGCCTGTTCATGTTACATTATTTTTTAGTGTAATTAAAAAAGAGGGTATGTTCCGACCATATTATATATCAAAACATATTCATATAACATCAGAGGATATTGAAAAATACAATATTAAAACAGTTAATGGGTTAACAATACATAAACGCAAAACACATACATACTTAGTTGCTAATAATTTAGAAAAGGTATTAGATATAATGAAAGAACATGGAGAAAAAATGTTTAAAGATTGGGTATATGATGCACCGCATTATTCTGATGAAGTAGAGCAAGTATTTACTATAAATTGCCCATTTCCAAAAACAAAAACTTGGGAAAAACCTAATCCAAAAATTACAGAATATTTAAATTTTTCAAATAATTTACGCGAAAATGAAAAAGAAACTGTATGTTCTGCTATTAACTCTTTGTATCTTATAATTTATGATATTGTTTATAATATTATACCAACTGATATACCACCCAATAAAGATGGTAATTGGTATGATTTTAAACCATACCATCAAGAACAAGATATGCGAACGCGCAATATGCATTTGCGAGGTATGACAAGACGCGATTTTTACAGAACATATGTTGATGAATATTTAGATAATAGTAGAACTATAGAGAACGAAGAATATATAAAATTTACCTATACAGAAAATAAAAAAATACCAAATGTGTCATATATTAATAATAAAGGTGACATAATAAGAGAAAGTTCTGTAAAAATAATGTCAGATGATGGTTCTGTTTCTGATTTAAGGTCATCAAGAGCAGATAGTGCATCTGTTAGGTCTCCAGGAAGACCTGTTAGTCCAGTTATTAGGTCTCCAGGAAGACCTGTTAGTCCAGTTATTAGGTCTCCAGGAAGACCTGTTAGTCCAGTTATTAGACCCCCTGTAAGAACTACGTCTATAATGGGAACTCTCGGGGCTACTACGTCAAGGGTAATGGGTACAATAGGTTCTCTTGCAACAAGTGCTTTTCCTAGAGTTCCACTTGAAGAAAGACCACGCGGTGCAAGAGACCGCACGCCAATACGTCGTAGATAAAAATGATTAATAAGTATTATATTTAACAATATAATGTAACATACAATACTAAGCCCAAAACGACAGCATTTCATTTGTATTAATTTTATTTATTTCAATAAGAGTATCGCATTCAGATTGCAACGGGATTTCAAGTTTCTTATAATACACCCTCATCGCAACAGCAGGTACATGTGAATTTTGATTTTTATTCTTAGCAATTCTATAATTGTTAAGAAATTCAACAACATACATAGGAAAATTCATCCATACTATTGTTATTTCATACGATGCTTTTCTTGCAATTGTTATCCATTTAGAGCGATTTTCTTTTGTAGGATTTGTTCCATCAATTACTATATTACGTCCTTCTTTTAACCCTAACTCAAATGCTTTTAACATAATTGCATCTGATTTCATATCATCTTTATTTATGCGAAGGTATCCATATGTTGTTTCAAGTTCATGTGAATAGAAAGACTTCCCACTAGCAGGAGAACCAACCATAATAACAATACGCTTAGATGATTTTTTGAATGACGGTGATATTTTTTGAGAGGTATCTGATACCCATTCTGTTAAAGGATGCTTTTTTTCTTCAATATTTAAGAAATCTTTATTAGGTATACCTGCAAAGAATAATTCTGTATGTAGAAACTTAATATTAATGTTTCTTGCAAAATATAAATCAGCTATAGAATCTCCTACAAATATACTTGAAGGATAGTCAATATTATTTATATCTTTGAATATATATTCAATTAATACTTCCCATAGTCCAAGTTGTGGTTTCCTGTAATATAAATCACTATGTCCTGATAGAAATACAAATGGAAGTTGCAAATCATCATATATCATTTGAACTTTTGTTTTAACTTCTTCCCTTGTCATTTTCTTTTGATTTGATACTATAACTATTTCATATCCCATATTGTTGTACATATCTTTTAACTTAGGAACTATCGTATCGTCTTTCCATTTCCAATCATCAATTGTTTTAGGAAATACATGCTTTCCTTTTGGTGTAATAAGAGTATGATCTAAATCCGCAAATATAACTTTAATTCCATCACCCTTTGTTGGTCTAAAGTGATTTTGAAAAGTAATAAGAGTAAACCTGCTCTCTTCGCTTCCTGGTATAGCATTAAATAAATGAACTTTTTGTTGTTGCAAAAGTCGTTTCCCAACAACCCCATCTATTTTTACATATCGTTTTGTTGCAGGATTATAAATCTTATTTGCATGAATATTTATCATATTTAATATATATTAATATTTAAATTATCACTTTTTAGTTATATGAGTGAGTTTTTATTATCTGTATGAAAAAATGATAATATTCTTTAATATTATATTTAAATAATATAATAATAATAAAAAAATTATTAATTATAATAATATAATATTATATATATTACTATCTTGTTATAGATAAACAACACTATGATATCAATTATTTTGATATAAGAAAGTTTAAAGAAGAAAAATTTAGATGCATTAGATATATAGACAATAATCATATAAAAAAAAATATAAAAAATAATATAGCAAATTATATTAGTAAATATCCATATACTAAATGTATCAAATATAAAAATGAATATATTGAATATATAATTCATAAAAATAAAATAATGATATATAATACAATTATAAATATAATATTTTATATACATATAATCTTTTTGTAGATTTTGAGATTGCTGGATGTATCCTATACAGAATACTGACATCATGAAGACTGTCATCGATTATAATTAGGAGATTGCTGGACGTATCCTATACAGAATACTGACATCATGAAGACTGTCATCGATTATAATTAGGAGATTGCTGGATGTATCCTATACAGAATACTGACATCATGAAGACTGTCATAGAATAATAGTTTTAAGATTGCTGGACGTATCCTATACAGAATACTGACATCATGAAGACTGTCATCAATAATAGTTGGAGATTGCTGGACGTATCCTATACAGAATACTGACATCATGAAGACTGTCATCAATAATAGTTGGAGATTGCTGGATGTATCCTATACAGAATACTGACATCGTGAAGACTGTCATCAATAATAGTTGGAGATTGCTGGATGTATCCTATACAGAATACTGACATCATGAAGACTGTCATCAATAATAGTTGGAGATTGCTGGATGTATCCTATACAGAATACTGACATCGTGAAGACTGTCATCAATAATAGTTGGA